TGCCCTTAACAGGAACCATCACATTGTCATCATCTGAAGCCAACATTTGTCTACCCATGTCATCAAATGCACTTTCTTGAATCAACCACTTGCGTGAATAACGCTTTCTATGGTTCATCATTTGTGTACGAGTTTCGTTCAATTCGTACTGCAATGGCTCAATTGCCTCAAGTTCTCCCATCGGGTAGAAGAAGTTTGGAATATCATAATTACGCAACATGTAAAATGGATGCCCAAATACATACGGCATCTTTACTGGCTTAATTAGAAACTTGTCTCCACTATCTGCAAATACTGACATCTCTCCAGTATTAATATCATAATATTCATAAATATCACAATAGGAATCATCAGTATTTGTTGGGTCATATGTTGAATTAAAACTTGAATCAGTATATTGCCTATAGGAAGATGCACTTACTTCTTTCCTAGCCGCAGCTTCGTAACGAGTATCGTTCTGTACATCTTTAAAAGGTCTGCGTGTTCTTTGAGCAATCCAACGAGCATCATCCATATTGTTTGCATCTGGATCAACAAACATATCAAATGGATTAACTCTTTCTAAAAATGGTCTATCTTCTCTAATAATAAAAGATGATTCTACTTCTCCAGTAGGACCGTCTACAGCAGCTTCATCAGCAGTATCTTCAATCTTATCAATCTTAGATTCTTCTACAAATCTATAACCAGTTTTTACCCAGCCATGTCCAATAATAAGATAATCTTTTACCGCTCTTTGGAATTCTGATTGACAATCATAATGTTCCCACCAATAATTAATAATTGACTCAGTAACAATTGCCTTATCGCCATCTTCTGGTTTACGAGGGTTAACTAAAATCTTTGGTCTTCCAATAGAAACAGAAGGAAGCAAAGTGTTGATTGTAGAAAAACAAATGTTTACAAGCAAACGATCACCTGTAGCCATACCACGATATTGACGACCACGATATAGGTTAATTAAGCGTTGCCATAGTTGGTCGTAGCTTTCATTATTACGCCATTTTTTAGCGTATTCTACACGACCTCTTTGATTAGATAGTTTATTTTGATTAGATTCTCTTGCCATGTTTTATTCCTTCTCCTAGTTAGTTACAATCCCATTTCTTCAAAGCAAGAGCCTTGCGTGTTGGGCGACCTTTTGAGTCCTTCATTGGACCTGGGTTGCCACCCATTCTTGCACAAAATGACTTACGCCTTGCTGCTGCTTTCGGAGACTTAGCTGCTTGCTTAGCGGATACTGGTGGTTTTAGATTCATACCCTGAGCTTTTGCCGATGCACGACCTTTAGCATTTAATCCACCAGTAGGACTTTTGCCTTCTTTTCTTTGCCAAGCGGGAGTTTTAGCCATTACTTCTTTTTCTTTGGTTTCTTTCTAAGCGCTTTAAAATCTGCGCCAGTTATTGCGTTTACTGGTTCAGCCGCAGAAGCAATTTTCTTTTGCTTAGGCGACATTTTTGCTTTTGTATAAGCCTTTCCCATTGGTGTCTTTTCCATTTTCATTTCTTTTTCCTCGCTGCTTTCATATTGTCAATTAAATTAGGATATGGGCGACCTGCCTTTTTTGCTGAAGCTTTAGCTGATGCTTTCTGTGCTGGTGTAAGTTTCTTAGGTTTACCCAAAGAAGCTGGTCTTTGCTTTGCCCAAACAGGAGTGGTCGTTGATGTCTTTGAATTATATTTTTTATTAGCCATTATTTTCTTTTTCCCTTTACTTTATCGTTACCAATTGCTGCTAAGCGACACAATCCATTTGGTTGTGCTTGCAAAGTAATAATATGGCAATTCATCATTTCACTACACCAAAATGCACAATTAGAACATTTAACACCAATTGATTTATTTTCATTTTCCGCTGGAGACATGTAGCCAACCCAGATGCCATTGTTGTCATTGTCGGCTAACTTGCCGTACTTATCAACAATTTCATACATTGAGTCAACATACATCTTCTCAGCTGGATATAAATCTAAATCGTTATAACCGTGCTTTTCGTTTTCTTCACTGTATTCATTCTTTTCGCTATCTTCTTTGGGCATAACAATAGACAAAGCAACACGAAACGCTTTACCCATGTCAGTATTTTTTTGTTCCATTACTTAGCAATTCTGTCAGCGTGAATAATAATATTTGCTGTTCCGCTTGTGTAAGCACTCATGCGAGCACGAATATATGGAATTCCGCCTATATAAACCTGAGAAATTCCGTTCGTAGTTCTTGTCGTAACAAGGGTAGTTGAGTTTGTTTCGCTTGTGTTTTTGACAGCAGTAACAAACCAATTTGTATTATCTGCTGATGCTTCAAAAGTAATAGTTCCAACCCATGTTCCAGTAATCTGAAATAAAATATTATTAGCACCTTCAACTGAAGCACCAACTACTGCATCTGCTGCACCAAGTGTTCCTGATTCTTCTCCTGGGATAATCATTTATTTACCTTCCTTCTTCTTTTTTGTTGCTTTCTTTGCTACTTTGTATTCCATCTTCTCTGCTTTTTTATAAGCTTCTTTAAAACCCATTTTCTTTGCTGCTTTCTTCATCATATTATTTGCTCCTTTTTTTAATAGATTTTTTTGCTTCAGACAATGCAATTGCAATTGCCTGCTTCCTTGATTTAACAACAGGACCAGTCTTAGATCCAGAGTTCAACTCACCCTTCTTAAATTCACGCATTACTTTAGATATCTTCTTTTCAGATTTACTTTTTTTCATTTTTCTTTGCCTTCTCTTTTTCTTTTTTTGCAATTATTGCTTTTGCTTTTTTCAAAGTCATTGTTTTTTCTGCTTTTGTAAATTGTTTATTAGAAGATTTTTTTGCGGGGACATCAATTTTTTTTGTTTCTGCTGCTTCTTTAATAATTACTTTAGCTGCTTTTTTAATTTTATTTTTCATACTTTATCCTTTAAATGCCAGTCAATATGTCCATCAAGTTTATCAGCAATCTTATCTATTTTCCCTGCCAATATGCCATGTTGTTCAGAACTTTCTTTTCTAAAAGATTGCAATAACACCACGAGAGGACCACCAATTAAAGCAACAAGTACAGGTACAATCCATTCCATACTAAATTAACTCTTTCCTAGCAGAAATCTTTTCTACATTAGGCATACTTTCATACATCCTTTGAGTTTCACGAATCGTTGGACCATTCCAGTTAGACTGCCCTTCTGAAGCAGCTCTAAACCCAAATCTAATTAATTTTACATGACATTTAAAGCAAAGCTGTCGTTTTAAGTCGTTTTCTTCATGAATCGGTTTAGAACAATGCAAACATTCCATAGAATCTCCTAATAGTAGCTTAATTCGTTACATACGAACTAGTAAAAATTGTGTTCTCCAATAAAGTAGCGTTCTTTTGCTTTTACTGGTTTTTTCATAGTAGAGGTAAAATAGTCCAAAGTGCCAAATGGTGCATCAGTTTTTGGTCTGTATTCTGGCAACCAGGCGTATTTAAGCATTTGATTGGAAATGGCTAAACTCATAACACGGTCATCATGTGGTGATCCATGCATAGAACCATTATCATCTCTAACGAATGTTTTTAATTCAGCTACCGTTAAAGCACATCCAAGATCCAAAACCCCATCTCTTAAGTTAGCACTAAGTTCATCAATTGCCAATGGTTTAGTTAGACTTGTTGTTCTCCAACCTAAAGCTTCTGTAGCCTCTGCATGTCGTTGATTCAATCTGCGCTGACGATACAAATTATAATAATTAGCTTTATTTAAAGCCGTTAAGGTTGTTAGACCGTGGTTGTTAGACTCTACGCCAATCAATGCTTGATTGTAGAAATAGCCTAAAGACAATAATACTTCTTCTCCAAACTTATCTGGATCAATATGACCATGCCAATGGGCTACGATCTGCCCAGATTTAGCGTCAATGACATGAGCTGATGAATAATCTCCTCTTGCCAAGCCTTCTGCAACATCGGCTCCAATTGTATATATCGCCCCGAACTGAGGCAAACTCCATACAGACAAAGGACCACCAGATGATTCAAAGATATATGAATTACGAACATCCGATAGTTTCTTGAGGAAACCTTTCTTTGGTTCATCTGTACGAAGTCTACTTAAAGATTCAGTATCAAAAACTGGTCTTCCTGAACGAATAAAAGCTTCTTCAGGATTAGATGGGTATTCTTGATGTAATTGCCAAGGTGCTAGTTCTTCTGCCTGTGCATCATACCAAGCCTGATCTCTATCCCCGTTAGCAGACCACGGAAAGAATATGCCCTTAAAACGGTTTGTGCCGTTCTGAGAGCCATGCCAGAGATTGTAAAATATGTTTCCCTCACCTTTTGCCGTGGATAGACATATTACACGACCACCGACATCTGCAATAGGTTCAATTGATGCCCAAGCCTCTTCAGGGTTAGGCAAGAAAGCCATTTCGTCAATAATAGCCAAATATACGGATTCACCACGAGCTGGTTCATTTGCTGAAGGCAAGGATTCAATTACAGAGTCATTATCAAAAGACATCTTAAGAACATTGTTCTGTATTAGTTCTGGACCAGCAATCTTTAACCATGAAGGTAAAAACTTGTACATATATTTAGTTTTCATCAACAACTTGGCGGCTTCTCTTTCTGTTTTAGACAACATTACAACAAATCTATCCGCCCAGAAAAATGTTACCCAGAATGCATATGCTGCTGCTAATGTTGAGAATCCGATCTGGCGAGCTTTAAGTACAATTGTATTTCTATTTGTTAACCAAGCTTCTACTGTTTTTATTTGAGCAGGTCTTAGGATAAACTGAATACGACCTTTGCTTGGGTGTTTGATATAAACAAAATTATTACAGAAATATTGGAAAGCTTCTGATAGTTCTTCTGGGGTTCCATTTTCTGGTCCACGACACTTACGATAATTGTATTCAACTAGTAATTCATTTAATTCCATTTTCCCTCGTTATTCCACCCAAGTCTGGGTTTCTTCGCTCCAGTAATATAATTTATCACCTGATGGGCAAGGAACTGGTGCTTGCCAATCAAAGTTTTCATTTATAATCCATGATGGATATGGTTTTATATGTATGAATACATCATTGGATTCATCATATTCCATACCAATACCAGCAAAACTTTTTCTAAAATTATTATTATAACTTGTTTGTTTCCATTTTCCGCCAAAGAATTTGTTTAACAAAGCAGAGCCAATCAAACAACTTTCTGGAAAAGGTTTTCTATCACAATCATCATCACTAACAACAATAACTCTTAAAACAATATTATTATCATCTAATTCCGCAAAATGTGCCATAGTTATGCCGCCAATGAATAGTTTAGTGATATCGCAGTAGTTGCATTGAACCTAAGAACAGTGTATGGACCAACTGTAGTTGTTGATGTTGGACCACCTACTGGATATGTAAATGATATCCCTTTTATATTTGCAGTAAAGAATCTTAACAGAATAC